GAGGCGATAACCGCCTCAATGCGCTCGAATTGCTTTTGAAGCTCTAGCACCCGCTCAGGTGCCGGTGGCTCCGTCCTCTTGAGAAGTTCTGCAGTCTCATCACGGACGGACTGCATCAGGTCAACAAGCCTGAACAGACGCTCGCGCTTTGCACCAGAGAGTAACCTACCCTCCTGCTCTAGGTCGCCAGCCACGGACTGGCAACGCTGCACAAACGCCTGTGCCTCCTCGATGATGTATTCGGCGTGATCGCTCAGTTGTCCCTTTTCTTTCATGTCAGTAGTCCTGGTCCCGATCCCGGCGCCACGCATGACCGGACTCACCTCGAACACGTCGAGCTTTACCAGAAAGCGCCAGACGTTCCTCTCGGCTGTAAGGCCCCCGGCCTCCAGCCGCTCCTCGAATCCCGGACTGCCCTTACGAATGGCTTCCTTGACGTTGAAACCGTAACTCCATTCTTGCAGGTCGCCGAGATTCCGCACCGTCTTGAAATGCTCATTGCCGCTCACCGTGTCCAGGAAGAACTGACCATCAAACACGGCCTTCTGCGCCTCCTCGCTGATGTCACCTTTGCCGACCGGCAGGCTCCCCCAGTCGTGTCCCCATGCCGCCAGCTTCACCGCTTGCTTGCCGAACGCGCCGGCCACCGTTACATCCCCGTCCAAGTCCACAACGTCTAGCGTCGCAAACTCAGCCATCACCAGCCCTTGATCCGCATCCTTAACCGCCGCTGCCGCCGTGTACGTCTTCTTTTCCATCTTTCCTCCTATGCCTCTGCCTGTACAGGCTCTGCTGCACTTGCGCCGTTCCGGCGAGCCGCCCCAACCCGCACCAGCGGAACCTCGACATCATCAGGCTTGACTGGCACGATCTGAAGCGGGCGCAGGTACACGGCCTGCGTCTCGTCCACAGGCAATCCGGCGCGCCGCTGCGCAACGTCTACCCGGCACCAACCGCCGTTAACGGCCTTATTGAGCCGCTCGTAGAGCTTGTCCTGATCCGCCTGTAGCGCCCTTACCTTCGAATGGTCGAATGCAACATCTTGATTAGGGCTCGGGCCGAAGTCCGGCAGTAACTGGATTTCGAGGTCCGCCGCCATTAACCGTTGCGTCGGGATAAGATTCTGGTTCCACGCGGCGGCGAGCGCCGTCTCCATGTTCGTGAAACTTGAGTGTTCCAAACCAGCGCCGAAGCCCACGACCATCGGCGAGATACCGAGCACCGCCGCAACTCGCTCCTCGGGCACGCGCCGTAGGTCCCGAAGGTTCATCTGTTCCGGCGAGAATGCCAGCGTATGCACCTTCGAGGGTGCCGTCATCACCATAGTCCCGCCGCGCTTGTCGCCTAAGAAATTCTCGTCAAACTTTTGCTTGATTTCTTCTGCCGATTCCCTGTTGGGCGCGTTAAAGCCGTCTGGCGAGATGATCACGCCGGGCACGCCCAGCTTCCGCATCAGTGAGGCAGTCAGGTTAGCCGCCTCGTCGTCTGTGAATATCTCACGAAACAGCGAGCGTAGCGGCGACAAGCCCTTGCGGACGTTGCGCGGGTCCAGCCCATACCGGAAATGGACAATTTCCGTGGGCGCAATGGCCACCGGATCGCGTCCAGGGTCTGGCCGGTATTCGTACCAGCCAATAAATGTCTCGCCATCATCGGGCCACTTCGGTTCCATCGTCCAGGAAGGCGTCCACCAGAGCTGCGCCACGTTACTATTGCGTCCCCGCACCTTTAGCCAGTAGCCGTTCCCAGTCGTCGTCCAGTCCACCAGCGTTGCCATCCACATCAAAACGCCCGAATACTCGGGGTTCGGCCTCTCGATGAGTTGGGGCATCGTGTGCCGCCCCACGATGACTGCGCTGCCGTCCTCTTGCTCATCAACAACCACAACTGGAGCTTCGGGGAAGGCACGCGCGATCCAGTTCACGCAGGCAACGACGATGCTTGATCCCGTCCCATCGCCTACCTCTTTGGCATAATCGAACCGTGAGCGAGGCAGCAACCAGCCCCACCAATTGCCCGATGATCCCGGCCAGCGCATAGTAAGCGTTTTGACTATGCGAGCCGGTGCCGTCAGGACTTTCGTGTACCAGCTCATACGGCTGCCCAGGCTACGTTCTTGTCCTCATGATCCAAGAGGCGTCCCAGCGCCATTACAAGCGTCACGATCCCATCAATCTTCCCCTGAGACGAGGACTTGTCCGGCTTCAGGTTCCCGGCTGGGTCTTGCTTCACCGCGCAGTTGTCCGCCATCCACCGCAGAACAGGGTTGCCGCCGTGGTTCACCAAGTGCGCCAACAGGCGCCGCATAAGCTCAGTCATGGGCGCCGCGAAAGTTTGGAACCCCTGACGCATCTCGATTACTCTGATGCCTTCTTCCGCGAGCTCCATGCCTATATGGTGACCCTGCCACGGGTCAATCCCCATCTCTTGAAGGTTGAAGTCCGTCGCATCCTTTTGAATTTGTGCCTTCACAAAATGGAAGTCCGTAGCAGTCCCGGGCGTCACCATCAGGAACCCCTTATCCACCCATACCTGGTATTGATCCCGGTATCTGTTGCCCGAATCACGTAACCGCGCCTCCGGGCACCAGAACCGCGAGATCACGTCCATCTTGTCCCCGTCCGGAAACACCATCGTCCACGAGGTCAGGTCGTTGACCGTCGCCACGTCCAGCGCGCCGTAGCATTCCCGCCCCTTCAGCGGCACTTCGTCCACGATCCGCGCGTTGGCGTCCCATAGGCTCAGGTCTATCCACCTGTCGGATTGCTGGGTGTTTGGATCGTTCCCGTAGAGACGACGGAACGTATTCTGTAGTGCCGGCGTATACTTTGCCCGTCGAGCCAAACTGCGCATCTCTTCGAGCGAGCGAAAATCGCCAAGCGCTGGGTTGACCCGCCGCCATACCTTCTCCGATCGCCAATCCTCCCCTGTGCGCATCCCCCGAATGAAAACGAACCACGTCGGATCGTCGATAAGTCCCTTTTCTACCTTCTCGGCGTAGTCGTGGAGTTCCCACCAGATGGAGTTGCGGTCGTAGCCAGCGGTTGTAATGGCGAACGTAAGAGGCTGAGAACGCGAGCCCGTAGAGGTCGTGAGAACATCCCATAGTTCCCGGTTGGGCTGCGTGTGCAATTCGTCGAAGACGATCCCGGAAGCGTCGAATCCATGACTTCCGGCGGCGTCGGCGGGAATCGCGCGATAGAAGCTCCCGACATCGTGACGAACGATCCGCTTCTGTGAGTCGATAATCTTGCATCGCGCCGCAAGTGTCGGGTTCTTCCGCACCATCGCTGCCGCTACATTGAAGACAATCGTTGCCTGATCCCGGTCCGACGCCGCCCCGTATATCTGAGCACCCATCTCCCCGTCTTTGAAGAGCAGCTTTAGCGCTATCGCCGCCGCCAGCTCGGATTTCCCGTTCTTCCGGGGAATCTCGATATAGGCCGTCCGGTGCCGTCGTGTCCCGTCCTCGTTGAGAGTTCCGAACAACGGACGGATAATCCCCTCTTCCTGCCAGGGGCGGAGGTTGAACGGCACACCAGCCCAGCGGCCCTTCGTATGCTTCAGCGCCGTAATAAAAGAGACCGCCTTGTCGGCGGCCTCGTGCTCGGCTTCGTTCCGTGGTTTCCACTTCAATCAATCATCCACTCCCGGCGTTCATCCGTGTCCTGCTTCGGCGTATTCATGCGTCCGCGATCGCTCGGCGACAGCCCGAACAGCGCCCCGAACCTCATCATCGCCAGCTTCTCTTTCTGCGCGATCCCTACCTCTGGCCGGGGATGATATGAGACGCGCTCGAATGTGTTACCGTCTTCAGCCATCTCCATTTTTCGCGTCTCGTAGGACAACCCATGAATTTCTATCACCGTTTCCGCTTCCACCCACCGCGAGTATGACTGGCAGTAGCCTGCGAAGCCGGCCATGTCCGCATCCGTCAGCAAGCCCAACGCTTCAAGCGAAGGCGCCAGCCTCCCCCATTCAATCTGCGCCTGCTCCGACAGCCACGCCGGGCATTCAGGCGCGATAGGCCGGAACTTTGGACCTTCCTTGATCTCACGCCGCCCACGGTTGCCTTCGAGAATCTTGAGCGCTGCCGGTTTTGGCGGTCTACCCCGCATGACGCTTCTTCCAAGCTGCCTGCCTCGCAGCGGGCGAATCGTAAACCTTCGGTCGCCCGGCTCCGGGACGCCAACCGCCGCGCTTTGATTCCGTCATTTCTCCGAGTATTGATTTCGTTACGCCGCAGTCCGAGCAGCGCCCCAGCAAGATGCTGAATCCATTGGTTCGGCAGCTAGAACAAATCATAATAGTGCGAAAACTCCAGCGCGCG